GGCTCTGGCGATGGCTCTGGCTCTGGCTATGGCTATGGCTCTGGCGATGGCTATGGCTATGGCTCTGGCTATGATTAAAAGCAAAAAAAAATATAATAATATTTATTCACAAATATACAGAGAGTACAAAAGTACTTTCTGTATATTTATTAATCAAAAACAAAAAACTATGTTTAAGACAAAAACAACAATGTTTACAATAGTGTTCATTATTTTATTGATATTATTTGCTTTTTTAAAACAATGGACTATCTTTGGAATATTAATATTTTGGTATATAACAATTGTCATATATCATTTTATTAAACAAAAACAACAAAGAAAAAAAATTAACTATAAATTAAAAAAGTTAATTGATAAAAAAACAAAAACAATCATAAAAATAAATTAATATGAATGATAATTATAATGGCGATTACTTTTATAATACTGATTCTGTTGAACATTTTAAGAAACCAATAAATTCTTCTAAGGACCCATATGATTGTCCTAAAGAACCAACAAATTATTTAAAAGAATCAAACAATATGCGAGATGTTCCAATAATAACACCTGACTTTCTATCCATTAACACAAATGACAAAAGCAATACAGATGAAACAACTATATCTTCTTCTTGTTTATGTAAAAAACATATATCAACATTATTAAATGTAAATTATAGTACTAAAAAAATTCAAATAAATATGTTTTTATTATCTCAACAAGATAGAATGCAGTTGACAGATATTCTTAATCGACAAGTTGGTAATAGCAGAGAAAATATAAGTTTTTCCGAATTAGAAAATATTTGTATGAAAAGCAATAATGAACAATTGGTTTTTGAATGTTACGAATTAATAAAAGATATTGATTTTGAAAATAATGACGAAGGTCGGAGAGATCTAAGTAAGTTTATGATATCAAAAAAAACCAATGTTACACAAAACAAATCAATAGAAATCGAAAATTGTCTTTCTTGTCCAATATATCATACAAATAATATCACAGAAAATAATATTAAGTCTGTCGCAATATCATGCAAGGAACAAGACGATATTGAATATTTAGTAACAGATATTAGCGAATATAATGATTTATTTTGTAATTGTCCATTAAAAAAACAAACAATAAATTTATGTCTAAAAAAATAACAAAAAATAAGTATTCAATAGAAAAAGTTTTTGAAGACTTAAGAAAAAAAAGAATAACAATATCTTATAATGGACTAGTGTATGTTATAGATATATCAAAAGCAGAAGGTATAGGTAATAAGTCTTGGGGAAAAATTGAATATCTTTTAAAATTTTGTGATGCCAAATTAATTGGAACATCAACATATAAACAAAATGGGAATGAAACAATAGAAAAGAAACCCTTTATTGTAAAAGACTGCATTATGAAAGTACATATTATAACAAAATGGCAGTTAAAATCAATAATATAAACTAATCGTCATGTTAATAAATACACTTATGTATGTAAAAGAAAATTTTAAACTACCCAATATTGGAGATATAATTTGTGGAGCTGGAATTGTTCCCAAGAAAGTTATAGAAATTAAAAGCGGACATATTGTTGTATTATCGTTAAGTAATAAGAAATTCAAAATAAATTTTTATGACTTACAAAGAATGATAATAGTAAAAAAAATAGAGTTAAAAAATAAAACATTTGTTAATCTTCTTTATAACAATAATATATCAGAAATATTTTTCATAAATAATATTAATGGAGAATATATAGAAGGTTATGTAAGAAATCCAAGAGATAATAATGATATTTTAAAAACTATATCTATTAATAAACAACTATGGTATCTTATAAGATTATATGATACGAACAGATTTTTTATAACAAAATGTAATCAATCTCCTTTATGGTATTTTAAAATTAAAGAAAACAAAATTGATACTATTAAAAAACGTATATCTAAACTTTTATCAAATAATTATACAATTGTAAAAAAATTGTCTATTTCACAAATAGATAAATTATCCACGAAAATACTATTTTGTTCTCAAAATGGAATGATATCTGATACTCTATGTTATTGTCATTTACGTATTGACAGAATGAATTCAAAAATTATTATAAATAATGTCGACATAAATAATGCAAATTTTTCATTTCAATTATTAGATGACGAGTTTACATACATTATACCAAGATTTAAAAAACCAATAATCACTGGTGATAAAGTAAAATATATTGGAAATAAAATAAATATTGACAATATATATACTATTTTATGGACCGTGTCGACAATATTTAAAGCAAAGGATAATCCATCATTAGATCAATGTATTATATCTTATAATGAATATAATTATACTGTTTTTAGAAAAGAATTAAAATTAATAAGAAAGAAAAAAAATAATGAAAAAAAACTTTAGACCTATAGTGTTTTCAAGACATCCGACACATAAGATTTTAAGAAAAAATCTTCCATTATTGCCGTTTAGATCTGTAATTAGACTTGGAAGTACAACAAAAATATCTGAAAACATTCAAAAAAAAGGCATATTTATTGAATGCAATCCAATAAAAGGCATTATAAATACATCTAACAAAATTTATATGAAAATGAATTTTGTTATTGCTAAAATCAATACTCCTTCATGGTTTTTGCCTACAATCACGACAAGAATTAATAGTACAGATATTAATGTTTTTACAGACAGAATGTCTATCCCCATTTCGTTTCAAAACAATTTTAATCAATCAGAAGTAGGATTGAATACTAAAGAAATACATATATCCGAAGTACCGTTTCCATTAATTGCTAAAATAAATTTTCATAGTAGAGGTCGCGGAATGTTAAAAATTGATACAAAAGAAGAGTTATTAAAAATTCTAACAAATCCAACACAAGCAAGAAAATATACATTTGAAAAATATGTAAACTATGTAAGAGAATACAGAGTACATGCTACAACAGAAGGAATTTTTTATATTTGTAGAAAATTACGTCAAACATCAAGTTCTGAAAGATGGTATTTCAACTCAAAAAATTCTATTTTTCAAATTGTTTATGAAAATAATAAATGGAGACAAAATGAAGACAATATTGTTTGCTTTAAAGAAATGGAACAACATTGTATTAAAGCATTAAATCAATTACAAATGGATATTGCCGGATTTGATATAAGAATAAACTCTACTGGAGATAAATTTACCATTATAGAGGCAAACAGTGCCTGTAGTTTCGGAGAACATACTGCACAACACTATATAGAACAAATACCAAAAATTTTACAAAGAAAATTTGAAAATAATATTAAAATATAAATATGGTAATAATAAATAAAGAAAAAGAAATAAAACTTTATATAGCTGGAGGAAAATGTTTTAGCAATTATGCTAATTGGATATGCAACGATGATTTTTACAATAAATTCACTATAGATGAAACTTCAAATATTGAAAATGCAAATATTGTTTTACTCGCTGGTGGTTCAGATATTTCTCCTGATTTGTATCAAGAAAATAAGCATATTAAGACAAGTTGTTCTAATATTTCGAGAGATTTGGAAGAACTTGTTACAATCAATTACGCAATCAAAAATAATATCCCAATAATTGGAATATGTAGGGGAGCGCAATTATTATGTGTTGTAGCTGGGGGAAAAATAGTACAAAATATGCATCATGAATTTTATCATGATATATATTGGTATAACTTTACTGAGAAAAAAATGTCTGGCAATGCAAGTATGCATGTTAATAGCATGCATCATCAATTACAATATCCATATTCTATATCTCAGGAAGACTATGAAATTCTTGCTTATACTCATCAAATTAAAACAACAGAAGATATCGATATAGGAGACAATTCTATAATAAGTAAAAGTTTAATAATAAAAAAAGGTGAACCAGAAATAGTATGGTATAAGAAAATAAAAGGATTAGCAATACAATATCATCCTGAAGCCTTGAATGACGATTTATCTCTTTTATATACAAAAAAATGTTTATTAAATAAAATTTTATCATTATGTTAACAGGAATAAAAATACAATCACTTTTAAAACTATATGAAGAACCTCAAGTGTATGATAAATATGATCTTTCTTTGTCAACAACAAAAATTCTTACACAGCAATGTTTAGATATATTAAAATGTAGTAATATTTTTGATAAATTTGGTGGTGTAATATATTATATACCATTATTTTTGTTACACGATGATAACCATTTTAATTTTAAAAATGAAGAAGAGAGGCAAGAAACAATTAAATATCTTGAAAATAAAATACAAATTTTTAATCATCCAGAAATAGGATTTATTTTTGATTATAAAGGTATATCAAAAGAATATCTTGATTGTGATTTACAACTACAAATAACGTCCAGAAATAATGACGATAATTATTTACACATTAAAGGAAAATATGATTGTGCAGTAATAAAATTTAATTTCTCCGAATATAAGAGTTTTATTAAACAATTTAAATCGTCTCCATTTTATTTCGACAATAAATCAATATGTTATTCTGTTCCTTCTCAATTTATGGTTAGAGCAATTTCCGCATTAAGATCTATAACACAAACAGGCATTTCGGAATTATCAACAATATTTGAACAAAACAAAAAGTATTTTGACATCTTGAATGCATACGATTTAAGTACATATATGATTCATCTTTTAAAAAATAATGACAAACATATATTAAATCAAAATTTTTTATATCCAACATGTATAGTATTATATTCTAAAAATATTAATGATTTTGTCTTAAAATATAGTTATTTGAACTGTTTTAGCAGTGGACATCTTTACAATATATCGAATATTTATAATCGTAGAAAATGTGACAATTTTGTAACTTATTGGCAAGAAAAAATAAATCAAGTAAGTCCACATATAGCCAATTTAGCTAAGTTATTTTCTGAAAAGATTAATGATGAAGTCAAAATAGTTGAACATGTAACAGAAATCAATAAATTTATTGCTGAATCTCAACAATATTCAGAACAATTAATATCAATTTTAAATAAAAAATATAAAAGTTAATGAAAAAACAAATAGGTATTGTAGGTTGGAAAACCGGAGAAAATTCATTTGGTGTAACAGTTCCATATTTTGAATATTTTTCTCAATTTGGCGAAGTATCTATACTTTCCCCAGGACAATATAAAGATTTAGATTTATTAATATTACCAGGTGGTTTGGATGTTGATCCGGCAAGATACAATAATATACCATCTCTTAATAGTTCTAATTCTAATATCTTATTAGAATTTTTTGATAAAAATATTTTACCAAAATATATTGAAAATAAAACAAAGATTTTTGGTATATGCCGAGGATTACAGACATTAAATGTATATTTTGGTGGAACAATAAATCAAGATATACCATATCATCCATATTCAAATCCAAGAGATGAAAGAATACACGAAATTGTATCAACTTTTAAGTTTTCGGAATTTGACAAAAGATTTTTTTATGGAAAAACAAAAATAAAAGTTAATTCTTTGCATCATCAGGCAATATTAAACCTTGGTGTTGATTTAGAATCAATTTTAGTATCAAAAGATGATGAAGAAATTGAGGCAATCAAACATAAAGAATTACCTATATATGCTGTTCAATATCATCCAGAAGAACTAAATTGTTCTATGTCTAATTTTCTAATTTTAAAATTATTAACAATGTAATATGGCAAAAATAGAAAATTTTAAAGTTGGAGCTGATGTGGAGGTATTTTTGAAAGAAAAAAACGGCAAATATATTTCCGCAGTGGGACTAATAGGAGGAACAAAAACCAATCCAAGATTGGTTACCAATTATGGTCATGCCTTACAAGAAGACAATGTGGCAGCAGAATTTAATATTCCTCCAACACAAAATGATAAAGATTTTGCAAAAGAATTAAAAGTTTCTATAAGAGAATTAACAAAAATAATTCCTAAAACTTTAAATATATGTTTAGAGTCTAGTGCTATTTTTGATAAAGATCAATTAGAGACGCCAGAATCACAAGAATTTGGTTGTGATCCAGACTTCAACGCCTATACATTAAGTCAGAATAAGAAACCGGATATAATGAAAAATCCATATTTAAGAAGTATTGGCGGACATATTCACGTTGGATATGATCATCCTAATGTTGAAACCAACAGAGACATTATCATTATGCTTGATTTACTACTCGGCGTTCCCTCAATACTTATTGATATGAACATCAAGAGAAGAGAATTGTATGGAAAGGCTGGTTGTTTCAGAAACAAAATTTATGGTGTAGAATACAGAACACTATCGAGTTTTTGGATAAAGACAGATGAGCTTATGCAATGGGTGTTTAATGGTGTCAAAAAGTCTGTTTCTATGCTAAATAAAGAACATAAAATTCCAGAAAAAGATTGGAAAGTTATACAAGATTGTATCAATAATAATGACATTAATATGGCAAAGATGTTAATTGATGTTTATAATATAGCGATACCAAAATCAATAAAAGAAGTATATACATTAATTTAAAACTAAAAATGAATGAACGAATTAATCAAAAATAATATTATAATTCATAAAAAAACTCAATTAGGTATATTTTTTCATAAATATATTACTAATTTTTCTTTCGTAAATCTAGAACAGGCCAACAAATTTGATAGAAAAAATGCAGAAAGTTATCTTTTATTGTTAGAACAAGAAAGAATAAATACAGAAAATTTGGAGGTAATATGTGTGGAATAATAGCATTTTCTGGAAATGAAAATTTTGATGAACAAAAAATAAGACAACTGTTTCTTTATAATGCTTCTAGAGGTTTAGATGGTTGTGGTATGTTAAACGCAGATTTAATAACCAAAAGTTCCAATGAAATATATGATGCAATATTAAAATGGAACATAATACCGGAAAAGACATTTTTAGGACACACTAGAAAATCTACATATACCAATTATAAAAAAGAAAAAAATTGTCATCCATTCAAGTTTAGTGATATTGTTGGAGTGCATAACGGAACATTAACTAATCATTGGTCTTTATGTAATGAAAATGATTTAAAGTCATCTGATTACGATACAGATTCCGAAATTTTGATAAAACTAATTTCTATAAATCCTGAAATTTTGAAAAAAATTAAAGGTGCGGCTAGTATAGTATATACAGACTTATCTATGCAAAATGACGATAGAATATTATTTTGTTTCAGAAAAAATGAAGAAAGACCATTGTTTAGAGGGAAATGTAAGGAAGGTATGTATATATCTTCTTTAGAAAATTCTCTTAAATCAATAGGTTGTACGAATATTGAAGAATTTAAAATTCAATATTTATATCAAATCAAAGATGGAAAAATTCTCAATACACGTCCAATGTTGGAAGAAACTGAAAAGAAATCTAAAGATAAAAATCAAACACATTCTGATAAACAATATAGTATGTATGACACTTTTGTAAATGATAATGATACTTATTATTCAAATTCTGTTGTTATGCATCCTAAAGAAAGTTGGGTGAGAATTACTTCTTATGATACAACATGTAGAGATAATGGTATTTATATAGGAAGTGATTACAAATTAGCTCACGACGTTAAATCTGGGAATTTTTATGTTAATATTGAAGTATATGAAGATTTGGCTGGATTTCCTATAGATAAACCTCGTATAATTATGTATAAACGAGAATGTGTAGAATTTTATAACACTATAAAATCTAAAGATGTAATAGCGGTATGTATGGAAAGTGGAGTAACCGGTGTAAAAGCTGGTGATTATGTTTATGTATACAAAAGAGAATTTATAGACAATTATTGGAAGCTGGGATATTTTGTAGTATATCCACAAGAAAGAGTTAGTTTGAAAACGAAAGAGAAATATTGGTCATGGCGGGATACACACTTTAGACTTGCTACAAAAAATGAATTATTGGCAATATATAATAAATTTGGAACAACAACTCCAATAGAAATAACTAATTACATACATCAATGTAAATATCAAACTCCAATAATAAAAATTGACACTACGAATTCTGGAGAAAAAAGAGTTGCAAATGAACTAACTACAACATTGCAGAAAATTAACAAACTTAGCGATGAAAAAAGAAAAAAAGTTCTTATTGCGATAAGAGAAGAGATGAAGAACGGTTTATGTCTTATTGATGCTGTAACATTAATTTTCAACAAAAAGGATTTTAAAGATATTGAAAAACATATAAATTCAATAACGGCAGAAGAAGAAGACTTTAAGGCCGATGATAATGACACACCTCTTGATACAGCATTGACAGATGATGATGATTTCGTAGATATAGATCCGGAAGAAATAAAATGCATGTATATGGAAGTTGATAATTTAGCAGAAAAAGTTTCAGAATTGGAAGATACAAAAGAAATGATGAGAAATAGTTTGGAAGAATATCTTAATAATAAAGAAACTATTTGTACAGAAAAAGATTTTGCGGAATTTGAAACCACCGAAGAATATGCACAAATATTGGCATACAGCTCTTTTCTTGAAGAAGTTGAGACATTTACAGATTACTTTCAAGATAAATTGAAAAAAGCATATAGAGAATATTATTCAAGACCTATTAAAAAAAACTAAATCATGCCAACAGTTAAAAAACAAATAACATACAATGACAAAAAATATTCTATAGATGAATGTGTCAGTCTTGAAAAGAAATATGTTGAAATATTTGGATATCAATATATTCCAAAAGAATATGTTGTATTGGATTATAAAGGCAATTATATTCCAAAACATTATGCTTATCCAGTCATTGTAGATGTAAAAGACAAACATCTTGTAATAGAATATTATTTTTTAGATAAATATATTGATGACGAATTTCCTACAATAAGAATAAATGACGAAGTAAATATAGTAGGACTTGAATATTTTACTAACTTTAAAAGCGATATCGATAATCATTGTAATATTACAGGCAATTATTGTTATATTTTAAACTATGATGTAGCATTAAAAATGGGATTAGTTGATGATTATATTTCCGGATCTTTGGTATCTTCGATAATGTTAAAAAAATTAGAAACAACTCCTCGTGAATTCGCTGATTATCAGAAATTTGAATTTCCGCCCAAATTAATAAAAAATGTTTGTAACAAAATGGAATCTATTAAATATGGAATTAAATCTCCATCATTTATTAAAATGGAAGGCAAGAAATATACGTTTGGTGTAGAAGTTGAAACAATAAGAGGGCTTGTTCCATATTATGTTAGAGACAATTATAATATGAAATCAGTTTTCGATGGTTCTTTACGACTTGAGGATGGCAAAGCTCATGGCGCGGAATATGTCACTGGAGTTTTAAACGGAGATGCAGGATTAATACATTTGCATGATATTGTAAATGAATTATCCAAAAGATGTCAAATTAACAAGTTATGTTCAGTACACGTGCATATAGGAAGTGTTGATTTTAATCAAGAATTCATTGTATATATGTATATGTTGGGAATGTATCTTGAAGATGAAATATTTTCTATTATGCCAGCGTCACGTTCAAAAAGTGAATATTGTAATAAAATCAAAAAACTTGATTTATCTATTAAAATGAATAATTCTTATGATATATCTATCATTAATGCTTTTGAGCAAATAAGAAAGATTATTGGAGTTGTTGATAAACCAGAAGACTATAAAATTTCAAAAGAGAAAGATCATCCGTTAGGGCACTGTTGTGGATACAAAAGAGATACACCGAGATATTGGTGGCTTAATTTTGTACCAGCAATGTATAATATACGTAGTAATAAGTCGTATACAATAGAATTTAGAAGCCATAGTGCTACGTTAAATTATCGTAAAATCGAAAATTGGATTTTAATTTGTATGGGAATTGTTAATTTTGTAGAAAATTACAAAAAATATATTGTTCCCGGTATTACATTGGCAGATGTTTTGCAAAAAACATATCCAAAAACTCACAAAAATCTCATATCTTATATTGAAAAAAGAAAAAGTTTATTTGGAAAATCTACTAATGTTGTTGAAAACAATGAATATTTAAGAGAATCGAATCAAAACAAAAAATTAACAAAGAAAGAGATAATATGTGCATTGTAGTATTTAAACCAAAAGGTGTTCTATTACCACAAAATTTTTCAAGTGTTGTCAAACAATGTATGCGTGGAAATAGTGATGGTGCTGGAATTGCTATTAAAAAAGATAATTCACGAAAAATTATCATTTCTAAAGGTTATTGGTATCATAATATAATGATGGAAGAAATAGCCAAATATAATGTAGATATTAATGATGAATTTTTATTTCATGCCAGAATTGGTACAAGTGGTAAAAAGGATAATATGAACTGTCATCCTTTTTACATATCTAACAATATATCAGAAATAACAGCAATTAATGGGACTAGAGAAATCCCGGTCTTGGCACATAATGGAGTATTCAGTGATTATTCATATCGTAATTCCTTATATTCGGATACTGTATTTTTCATTAAAGAGTTTCTTATAAAAAGAAATTATAATGAACTATTACTGAATGCTCCAGAATATTTAGAGGAAATGTTTACTGATTTATGGGGATGGAATAAATTTGTAGTTTTGTATCCAAACAGAGATGCATATATTTTTAATAAGAAATCATTTATTTTAAAAGATGGAATATATTATTCTAATCATGGTGGATATGTTACTGATGATATTTCTAATAAAGAATCCTCTTATTTAAACAATAAATGCAATACAACAGATACAAGAAAATTACTAACACCTCGTAAAAACGCAGAAGATGGCGCTGATTTAAATTATAATAATATCATTAAAAAGAAAAAAGCTTACGGTACATTTGAACTTGCCAATGATAAATTAACAGTAAACATTGGTAGAATTCATATGATGTGTGGTAATTTAAATGAAAAAGCAATTGTTGTTGAAAAGAAAAATGGAAAAATAAATTTTAAATTTGCAGATAATCATTTTTTATATAGTGTAAAAGCGGATAAGGATGAAAATGAAAGAAAATTTGTAAAAATTGTTCCAAGACCTAGCGAAATTTTTCTTTCAAAAAATGAGGCATCAAAAACTTATAATTTATTAAAGTTTTATCGTACTGGATTATTAATTGAAAGCGTAGATAAGCAAATAAAAAAATGGATAAGTCCAATAGAATTATATTACAATTATAATGTTGCTTATTCAAAATTATAAGTTAAATAATGGATGATAACAACAAAACCAAAGAACAAGAAATAGTCAAATCAAAATTTAGAGTTGCTAATTACCGTGGCACCTATCTAGGTGCTACGGGAGTTGGCAAAACTAAAATAGGAGTAGACCTAATAGTGGAATGTATGAAAAAAAATCCAGACGAACAATGGCTTATTGTAGTTCCTACTGAAAATTTAAGAGACAACGAATGGTGCCTTGAATTTATCAGATGGGGATATTCTGAATATATACCAAAAGTTCAAATAGAATGTATACAAACTGCTTATAAGTTTATTAATAGAAAATTTAATGTAGTGGTAGATGAAGTACATACAACGATAACACCGGAATATAAGACTTTTTATACCAATAATACTATTGATAAACTTATGTGTTTTACTGCTACAATTGATAATGTTGATAAATTAGAGTTTATTAACCAAATAGCTCCGATTTTACACGTTACTGATATGAATAAAGCAAGAGAACTTGATATAGTAGCACCTTATTATGTCTTTAACTATGGATTAACAATGGGTGAAGAATCACAAAAGAAATATAATGACATAATGTCATTATATTCTATGTATGAATCACAACTTGGTGGCCCAATAAGAGCTTTTGGCACTTCTTCTTACATTATAAAGTCAATACAACCAATACCTAAAGAACAAAGAACTGAACAACAAAAAGCTTTGTTTAATAAAGCACGTATGTATTGGGCTATGATGAATAGAAGAAAGATGTTCTTATTCAATTGTAAAGAAAAGATACTTGCAACACAAGAGTTATTAGAAAAATTTGCAGATAGAAAAGCTCTGATTTTTTCTGAGACTATAAGTTTTGCAAAACAAATTCACGATTCTTTACAAGGACAGTCTGTAATATTTCATTCTAAAATGTCAAAATTAGAACGTAAGGAAGCACTTAAGAAGTTTGACATAAGTTCTAACCAGATAAGAGTTATCTGCTCTGTAAAGGCTTTAAATGCTGGTTATAATGTGCCAGAATGTTCTTTGGGTATTTGTGCGGCAGGGAACAGCAAATGGCTTGATATGGTACAAAGACAAGGTAGAATATCAAGAAAACAAGACAATAAGACAGCTTTGTTTTTCAATCTTTATATGCTTGGAACACAAGATGTTAAATGGGTGAATTCACGTACTAAAAAAATTAATCAAAATTATGTAAAATGGATACAATCGTTAAATCAGATAGTGTTTTAAGAAAAGTAGTTCCAATTTATAGAGATTTATATAAAGATTTGTATAATACAAGTTATATTGCCTTTATGATTAAAAGAGACTTTATGTCACAAACAAGTGAATATGAAATCGAAATGATGTTAAAAGAAAGAGAAATAATATTAATAAATTAAATAAATGGTTTTAACAATCGATCTTTGTGACTTGAATGCAGCTAAATTAAGTATTAATGGATTTTTAATATGTTGGGCAATATATAAGAATCGTAAAGATACATTAATAGACTACATTCAAGTTCACGGAAGATTTACAATCAATGAGTTAACTAAACTACAAGAAGATGGATGGATAATTAATGAAAATAGTGAAAAAAATGTGTTCGAAAACTTGCAAATTACGGAAAAATTTCGTATCTTTGTAGAAACCAAAAAAGAAAGTCCAATAAAGAAAGATTGGATGGACGACTGGTTTAATATGTTTCCAAAAGGTGTTAAATCTGGAGGATACTATATAAAATCAGACTTATCTGGGTGTAAGAAGAAACTAAGGAAGTTTTTAGAAAGACATTCGGAGTTTACGCCTGAAATTATTATGAAAGCAACATCAAATTATATCAATAGTTGTGAAAAGAAAGGTTATCAATATATGAAAATAGCACCATATTTTATAGAAAAAGATGGGATGTCAATGCTAGCAGGAGAATGTGAGGCTATAATTGAGAATACTGAAGAATACAACAACGACTTTATTGAACAGATATGATATTTGATTATATAAAATGTCCATTACATAGATATACTTTTTCTATAAAACCAATGAAAGAATGGGTAGAAAATAATTGTGAAGGAAAAGTATTAAACTTATTTGCAGGTATAACAAAACTCAATATAGATGAAATAAGAAACGATTTAGATGCGGAATCTTTAGCCGACTATCATTTAGATGCAGTAGAATTTCTAAGAACATGGACTGGAGAAAAGTTTGATACAATATTATTAGACCCACCATATGCTTATAGAAAAAGTATGGAAATGTATAAGGGAATAAAATGCAGTCCTTTTAGGCAACTAAAAGAAGAAATACAGAATGTAATAAAATCAAATGGGAAAGTAATAACGTTTGGCTATCATTCAACTGTAATGGGGATTAATAGAGGATATAATATCGAAAAGATATGTTTATTTTCTCATGGAGGAGCAATACATGATACTATTGCTACAATAGAAAGATTTAATGGACAATTAAATTTTAAATATGATATTTGATGATGTAAAACAGAAAATAGAAGACGGAAGACAAGGACTCAACGAAGGAATACATATGGGTTATGAAAGACTACATAATTTTATTCCTGGAATACAACAAAGTACTTACTATCTCATAGGTGGAGAATTAGGAACAGGAAAGAGTGCGTTTGTAGATGAAGCTTTTGTATATAATCCTTATGATTATATATTAAGTGGAAAATGCAATCAGAAATTTCATATTCTCTATTTCTCATTAGAAATAGACAAAGTACGCAAAATAGCAAAGGCAATAGCAAGAAGAATATTTCATAAATATAAAATACTTATAGACATCAACTATGTTTTATCAAAGGGTAAAAATAGAATTAGTGATGAAATATATAATTTTGTTCTTGACCAATGTGAATATTTTTATAAGTTAGAAGAATTTGTAACATTTTATGATAAACCAGAAAATCCTACTGGGATATGGAAAAATGTTTTAGATTATTCTAAAAATAATGGAAAGTGGATTAGTAATAAAATTAACGAAGCAGAATTTGTACCAGCAGAATACATTCCTAATGATCCAAATAAGTATACAATATTAATTGTAGACCATATAGGACTTATGAGAAATGAACGTGGATTTACAAAGAAACAAAATATTGATAAATTATCTGAATACGCTATAATACTACGCAACAAATGCAGATTTAGCCCTGTGCTAATACAGCAATTAAATAGAAGTATGTCTAGTGCAGAAAGATTTAATATCAATAGAGTGGAACCACAGCTTTCTGACTTTAAAGAAACTGGTAATACACAAGAGGATCGAAGATGAAAATAGTGTCCTCTATAAATTCATTAAATTCGGTGAATCCCCATATAAATATGGGCAATACCGAGCCAAGTATTAATCTAAATGGTTAATAAAGGTGTAGAGACTAGATATTGAAACTATGAAGATAGAATATAATATATCCAAGAACAATGAACACAAGAAATTGTGATGATATAGTCCGAACTATATGGTAACATATAGATATTAAGAATAAAGAGTCTTAATGATAACAAAAATGGCAGATCTAATTTTAGCTATATTTAACCCATCAAGATATGATATTAAAAACTTTTATGGATATAATACCGCATTATTGAAAAACAAGTTCAAAAGTTTGCACATACTCAAAAATCGAGACGGAGATGCAGACCAAATGCTTGGTATGGGATTTATAGGACAAACTGGTTCATTTTTCGAACTACCAAAGTCAGATATTATGACATCTGACCAATATGATAAAATAATAAAATTAAACTAAATTAACTAAATGGCAAAATCACTATTAGTAATCGGTGAACCTGGAAGTGGAAAAACAAGGGCTGTATTAAACCTTGATCCATCAACCACGGTTATTATATCACCAAACAACAAAGAACTTCCTTTTCGTGGAAGTGCTACAAAATTTAATACAGAAAAACAGAATTTCTTTAAAGTAACATCTTTTGAAGGAGTAAAAAAAGCAATAGAAGGTATTAATGCTAAACTATCAAACGTCAAATGTATTGTCATTGAAGACATTACACATTATTTCTCAGAAAGATTAATGCGTGATGCCAAAATTAAATCATATGACAAATGGACAGACTTAGCAGTAGATACATTTAATGCTTTAATTAAGGTTGAAAATGAATTAAGAGAAGATTTGTGGCTCATTGTAATAGGACATACTACTACGTCTACCGATGTACAGGGTAATCAGATTATAACGTTACAAACTCCTGGAAAATTATTGGATAATTCCATTAAGATTCCAAGTTATTTTACTTATGTTTTGCATACAGATCCTATAATGGAAGCAGATGGTAAAATGAAGTACAGATTTTTAACTAATACTGATGGCATGAGGATTGCGAAATCTCCAGAAGGCTGTCTTGATTTATATGAAGATAACGATTACGCAAACATAATTAACAAAATAGAAACTTATCAAAAATCAGAATAACTATGGGTTATACATTTAACGACGTTGAAGAAGCAAAATCAAACTTTAAACCTACACTAAATCCTGGAATTCACGAAGTTGTAATTCTTGGTAAAGAACTAAAAGAACCAGAAGACCCAACAAAATCAAGTTATTTTCTTGTTAAATTCGCTAATATCGAAGGTACGAGAGAAGCTAACATTAAATTTTACATTAATGATGTCTTGAAAGACGGTAAAACAAAAACCGCTTTAGACATTTCTCTTGGCAACGTTAAACATATTGCCAACAATTGTAACTTAAATGATACAGAAAAAACAAGAATTAAAGGAGTTGATAAAATATCACTACTTGATTCTATGCTAACTGCTTGTATTGGGAAACCATACAGACAGAAATTCACTGGAGAAGAATATATTGACAAAGATAATAGAGTTCAAGTCAAGGTCAGTATAGGATTTCCAAATTTTGCAGAAAATATCAATGTTCCTGCAAATGAAAGTAAATTATTATTTAAAAGTACTGATAACTACGATTATCGTAGAGTTCCCGTACCTGTGGCAGAAGAAATGTCTTTACCTGGATTTTTATCAGCTAAAGAAGAATCTTCCGCTCCTAAAAATGATATAGACAAATTACCTTTTTAAATTAAATAAAATGGGGAGAGATTAATTTCTCTCCCCGAAAGCCATATATAATGCTAACATTCGATTATACGCCAGGTTTAACTAAAGAGAAGATATTGTCTCTTGTTACAGAACAAGAAATAATAGAAGCTTTTCTTGGCAGTAAAATCAGTTTTAAAAATGCTATTTTAAGTCCACTTCGCGAAGAAAAAAGTCCATCTTTTACATTTAAAAGAATTGGTAACAAGATAGTATTTAGAGACTGGGGAAGTGGCTTATATGGTGACGCATTTAATTTTGTACAAAAATTACATTTATGTTCATTTAATGAATCTCTATATTTGATTAATAATAAATTAGGATTGAACTTAACTGATACTAAGATATATATTCCAATTGCTCCAAAGCAAGTAGTGATAACAGAAGAAGATGAAAAGCAATATTCACATATTGATATTGAATCTCAGATGTTTACACTAATAGACTATAAATATTGGAAACAATACGGAATTAGCCTTAACACATTAGTTAAATATAATGTACATTCTTGTAAATTTGTATGGTTAAATGGCAGATTAATGTCTACATATTCTTCTGCAAATCCAATATATGCATATGCATTCAAAAGTGAAAATAAAATAAAATATAAAATATATAAACCATTTTCTGAAAAAAAGTTTAAATGGATTTCCAATATCGATTCTTCTTGTATAGAAGGATATGATTATCTTGATTGGATAGGAGATATCGTTATTTTGACTAAATCGTTAAAAGATGTGATGTGTCTTAGAGAGTTGGGATATAATGCATTTTCTCTACATGGAGAATCTAATGTTTATCCACAAAAGCTTCATGAACAAATGACTAAAAGATTTTCTGATGTTATTGTTTTTTATGATAATGATATTACTGGAATAGAAAGAGGTACTAAAATCTCTGAAGAATATTCTATCAAGTCAATACATATACCAATAGAGACAGAAACAAAAGATATCAGTGATTTTGTTCAAAAATATGGAATTGTAAATGCTAAAGAACTAATTACTAACTTATTAAAAAATGGAAAATAAAGACAGATATATTGTGCGTATTCATTTTGAAAATGAAAAGACCATTATAAGAGTTCAAGAAGGAATAAATAGCCTTACAAGCTTTTTTAATGAAATATTTAAAGAAAATCCAACAGCTACTGAAGCTAGTTTACGTAAGATTTATAATCCTATGTTTTCAGATCCTGATTTAGATGACCAGAAAATATTTACTCAGAAAAACAAAGATATACAACTTTCTAGACAGAATAATTCTATCCAAGAAGAGAAACAAGAAATACTACTTAAAGGGTATGAATGTCCCGAAGAAGTATCAGACGAAGAATTATTTTTATGATGATAAGGGAATACTAATAGATAATACAACAAAACTTCCCGTTGTAAAAAATATAAGAACAGCGGGAAAAGAAAAATCTATCAAGATATCTGGACAAGATATTTGGACAGGTATTAATCATCATCTTAGAAGTAAAATAGCAAAGGAATTAAAGAAATTTTTCTACGAACATATTAGTAACTTCGAAAAACTAAAACCAACAGACTATCCTATTGGAATATCAATAGAAATATATGATGTAATAGATAGTGCAGATATAGATAACTTAGAACATATTTATCGTAAATGTTTGCACGACGCTCAAATGGGCGCAATATGCAGTAATGTATATTGAAAACTGGGAGAATTCGGTGAACTCCTAAATTTTTATTAAAATAATTAACAAAAAACTTGCATTCTACATTATAATGTTGTATCTTTGTATAAACTATTATAATGTTAAATTATGGACCTAATTGTATTAAATAAAAAATATGTTAAAATTGTCAATAAAAATGGCAATATAAACTACAGAATAGAGCTTTTAGTTCAATGTCCCTTGTGTAATAAAATATATAAAAAATATTATCACAAAATGGATAATTCAACTGGATGTGCTGATTGTGCTAGAATTAGAAATAGTAAACTTAGAATTGGAATTCAAAGAAATAACGTTGGAGATTTAAATGCATCTATTTATAATATGTATAAAAGAAGTGCATATAAACGAAATTTACAATTTGAAGTTTCAAAAGAATTTCTTTGGGATTTGTTTTTAAAACAAGACAGAAAGTGCTCCTTATCTGGCCTACCATTAAAAATGGCTACTATGCAAATATTTTCAAAAAATGGTAATTCCAAATTTTATGATAGAAGTTTAATAACAGCTTCTCTTGATAGAATAAATTCTCAAAAAGGATATTTTGAAGACAATGTGCAGTGGGTGCATAAAATTATTAATATAATGAAAGGAAATTTAAGTGATAATGATTTTATATATTTTTGTAAAAATGTTGCAAAAATAAATAAAGATTTAGAAAATACCGAGCCGATTCTTGTAAATGGTGGAAATTATTTTAAATAATTACAAGAAAGGTGTAACGACTAATGATTGAGGTTACCATACCAATATTATCAACACGAGAACCCGGCTTCCTATTCAAATTAGGAAGAAGATATAGTCTGAACTATATGGCAACATATAGATGTATAAAATAAAATGTTATACGATAACAAATTGCTGGCGGGGAATGTGGAATTCATACAAGATGAAAATGGGAAATTTTGTCCCGATAGACAAAAATATCCACCAATCATTGAAGATGATAACTTACATTTTGTTAGGCAAATGATTACAACATTCTATCCAATAGAAAGTCACGATGATAATATAATGATTATTAAACTATATAGACTATGATGAAGTTTTCACAAGAATTCATCGACAAATTAATTGAAATTTATCCATCCTGTGCAGATTATCACAAGATGGCAATTGATGGAGATGGACAATTATTAAATGCACTAAACTGTATGTGTGATGAACAAATATCCAATGAAGATATTATCACTTGTATGGAAAAAGGTGCAGAAGGACAGCACAACCTTTATACTCGTGCAAAAAGATTAAAAGAAAGAGAAGATATCTATTTTAAAGCATTAGAGGAGTTTGAAAATAATGGATAAAAATGATTTACCAGAAATAAGAGTTAGTTTTTCGTCTTTAAGTTGGTTATTAAATTCTCCAGCATATTATCAAGCAAAAGTCAACCACGAACTCCCAAAAGAAGAATCAAAATATATGGATTTTGGCAAAGCTATACATTGTTATATGCTTAGAACTAATGATTTTCCAAAAGAATATTTTGTTTTTAATGCACAATCTCCAATAAATGCTCAACAACGT